TCTCCGAGTTAGAGCCAGCATCATGAAAGATACTCTTGGCGCGGAGCGCGCTTAGCGCTCCTGATTGAACAGGGAATTCCGGGAATAGTAGCATCCGTAGGCAGGTGAGGTCTTCACGGGTATTTTGACCTTCACGAACGGTTCTTGATAAGAAAGTCGTGCCTTCGGCTCTTCGAGAGAAACTTGATTTAGCAGCGCTGAGGTTCCAGTTGAACTGGGCTGCAATAGCTTCAAGTTGCTTGAAGTGTACAAACTGAGCTGAGTCAATGCCGACAAGAGAATCGTCGCCGTGGGTGTAGGCGATGACAAACTGGTTCGTCATCTTTTTGAACATATACTGGAGGCGAACAAAGTTCACGATGCTTCCAATGATATTGGTGAAGCAACTGCCAGACGGGATACCCTGAGTTTTAAGGTACAACGTTCCGTTAGGAGCGGCAATCTTCCTGTATATGAAGAGCTCAATAATAAAGTGCCAGATGTGGGATTCCACGGTTGAAGGAAACTTCAGGATAGACTCCAATAGCTGAAAAGCAAATCGGATCTCCCATTCTTGAACGGACGCGTCGAACGCAGTCCAGTCAAACATGTAGATATAGTCTTTCTTGGAAAGTAGGTCTTCAATCAGTGCAGGGACCGCAAACAGTGGATCTCTTCCAATGAAATAGAATGAATCTATTGTCATGAAGTATTCAACAAGCGGTTGGGCAAATAAGCCCTCGAGCAGAACATAATGAAATGCTTCTCCCCAGACGTTTCTGACTTTAGTCTTCACCTTGATTTGACATAATTGTGTGCGCGTAAAAGCGACATCAGGTGTAGACTGTTCTACTGCTTCGGCGATGTAGTTCGGGTTGTGGTTCAGCAACTCACTGATTGTTACGGCAGTGCGCTTGGCTATTCTGTAGTTTTCTGAATCACCTTTGTGACCAGTATAACCATAACCAGCGGATGAGGACGAGATCCATTTGACGGAATCGAAGTCCTTGTAGCTTGAACATTCAACGGTATTAAACCGTTTGAACAAATCTGAAACATACTGTTTAGTTTGGTTCCAAACAGCGTCGGTCGGTTCAGGCAACTTTGGTAAGTTGTACGCTTCAATGGCCTTGATGTGAGCATCGAGGGTGTAGTAGCTTCTGGACCAGCCTTGTAGAGCAAATAAGACGGGTGCCTTCACAATGGCTTGAATAGCTTCGTGAGCATATTGATCCATGATGAGGTTGAACTCGTCTCGTGATCCTCGCGTGCGGACTTCGCCAATGGTCTTGAGGCCATCGCGGATGTTCCGGAAGGAGTGATCCATCTTCTAGAGTGCGCTTCAAAGATCTTATGAGGTCTCGTTGACTTCAAAATGACTCCTTAAAACTGCAAAACAGAGATGTTAGGTTAGTTACTGTCGTAGGTAGTTATACGTCATGCGCAAACAACCTAGAAAATAAATCCTAAAAATGAAAATGAGAGC